GCACACGGAGGTCGCGCGCGTGCTCGGCGACCAGTGGCCCTCGGGCTACGGCGAGGATTGGGACTACTGGCGCCGGGCCGCGGTGCTGACGCCGATCCTGCGGATCGACGAGCCGCTCGTCTTCTACACGGTCGGCAACCTCAAGGAATATCGCCTGTGAAGGTCTGCGTCTTCACGAACGTCGGCGATACGCCCTGGTCGTTCGCGACCGTGCCCTCGAACGCCGAATACTGCTTGCGCCACGGCTACTCGCTCGACGTGCGGCGGATGACCTACGACGAGGCCTTGGCATCGCAGGACGTGATCCTCGACCTCCTCGGGACGTTCGACCTCGTCTGGGCGATCGACGCCGACTGCCTGATTACGAACCACCGGCAGCGGATCGAGGAGGTGCCCGGGCTGGGCTACGGCGCGACGGTCTGCGAGGAGGGGATGCCATGGCTGTCGTGGAACCGGCTGAATTGCGGCTCGGTCGTTTGGCGGTCGACGGCCGGCTCGCGGCGGCTGCTGCGGGCGATGCGAGACGCCCGCGGAGATTGGCTCGACCGGGCCCGCTACCCGTTCTGGACGCAGTCGTGGCTCGCCGAGCAGGCCGATCGGTTCGCGGACTGCCTGACGATCCTCCCGCCGCGGGCGTTCAACAGCGTCGCGTGGACGCAGGACGGCGGCGGCACGACGTGGCAGCGGGGCGACCTCGTGTATCACCCGTGCTGCTACCCGCCGGAGGCGCGGTTCGGTGTCCTCGCCCACAAGCTCCAGGAGGTGATCCGATGAGGATCGGCGTCTACGCCCTGGCGAAGAACGAGTCCAAGCACGCGGCGGCGTGGGCCGAGGCGACCGCGGCCGCTGACGTGCGGGTCGTCACCGACACCGGCTCGAGCGACGACACGGTGGCACTGCTCGAGGCCGGCGGCGTGACCGTCGCCCGGTCGTGGATCCGGCCGTGGCGGTGGGACGTGGCCTGGACGCAGGCACTCTGCAACCTCCCTCCCGACGTGGACGTGGCCTGTCGGATCGACCTCGACGAGCGGCCCCAGCCGGGCTGGCGCGAGGCAATCGAGCGGGCCTGGGACGGCGAGGCGAACTGCCTGACCTACCGCTACGTCTGGTCTTGGGCCCCGGACGGCTCGCCGGGGCTCGTGTTCCAGTGCGACCGGGTCCACGCCCGGGAGGGCTTCGTGTGGCGTCAGGCGACGCACGAGGGGCTCGTGTGCTGGACCGGCGAGAAGCGGATGAAGGTCGCCGAGGGCCTGGAGATCCACCACCACCGGGACGAGGGCAAGGTCCACAAGACGGACCTTACGCTCCTCCGGGTGGCCGTGGCGGAGGCCCCGGCGGACGCCCGGGCGCGGTGGTACCTCGCCCGCGAACTCGACTACGCCGGCCGGCCGGAGGCGGCCGCGGAGTTCGCGGCGTTCCTGCGGATGCCCGGCGGCTCGCTCACGGAGCGGTCGCACGCGATGCGGCGGCTGGCGAGCCTGACCGGCGAGGAGGGCTACCTCCACGCCGCGGCCAAGGAATGCCCGGACGAGCCGGACGCCTGGGAGCGGCTGGCGCTCGCCCGGCACCACCAGGGGCGGCCAGAGGAGTCGCTCGCGTTCGCGGAGAAGGCGATCGCGGCCCGGGCGTCGACGCACGCGACGGCGCCGCCGGCGAAGGCCCACGCGCACGAGCTCGCGGCGATCGCCCTCTGGCAACTCGGCCGGCAGGCCGAGGCAGTCCCCCACGCGGTCGAGGCGGCCCGCGGGCTACCGTGGGATGACCGGGTCGCGGCGAACGCGACGGCGATGGCCGAGGCGGCAGGAGGTGGCGCGTGAGCAAGCAGAAGGACATCGTCGACGCCCTGGTGACCTCGCTCGACGCGGTGACGTGGACGGCGACAGCCGACCCGGTCACCGTCGAGTCGAAGAACTTCCCCTCCTACGACATCGAGGATCTCGGCGACCCGGTGATTTGCATCACCGACGGGCCGATCGAGAGCGAGCGGCTGTCGCGGTCGGCCCACCAGCGGGACTATTCCGTCGAGATCTACCTCGCCCGGCACACGCCGACGGAGGCCGCGTGCGACGAGATGCTTGACCTCCTGGAAGAGCTCCTCGACAAGCTCGAGGACCACTCCTGGGGCGCGGTCTCGTGGCCGGCGAGCGTGACCTCGCCGCAGTCGATGGTCGTCGAGAAGAACCCGGACGAGGCGCTCGTCGACCGGAACGTCTGGCGGGCCGGGATCGTCGTGGTCTACCGCGTGCCGAGGGCGCACTGATGATCGGTGGAGTGATCCAAGGCGCCGCTCGCGGGGTGCGGATCGCATCGGCGATCGCAAGCCAGGCGGCAGTCGGTGCGGCACGCGGCGCGTTCCGAATCGCCCTGCACGTCGTCGAGGGCGTCGGCGCCCGCAACACGCCGACGAAAAAGACGAAGTTTCGCTGGGACCACGTCGTGAAAAGGTACGGCGAAGGGCGGGCGCGAGCCCTTCGCATCGCCGGTGCGGAGGTCCGCCGAGGCACGCAGCGGTCGATGTCGCTGCGAAGCCCTCTATCGACGCCTCGGCTCGTCGACCTGGGCATGGTGAATGGCGAACGGCTCGTGGCAAAGCGGACGCAGGTGCCGAAGCTGGACCGCGTCACGAGCTGGAGAACCACGACCTTCCCGAAGGGATTCCTTCGCTCGGACATCCAGTACGACTACGACTCGGCCACCGATACCGTCGTCGTCGGGCCGACACGCCTACCGCGACTCAACCGGCTCCACGAGATCGGCGGCACGATCAACCTCTACTTCGTGCGGACGGGGCCGCCGGTGCGGGTGCCGCGGAAGTTCCGCGGCGGCACCGTATTCGGGGTGCAGCGGAACCGTCCCGTCGGCGACGCGATCGCCCTCGGCACTCGGCGGGTGAAGGCGCGGCGGTTCATGGCCCGCGGCCTCGAGGTCTCGCGGGACAAGATCGCCCCGGCCTGGCGGGACAAGATCGTCGGTCCCTGACCCGCCACACCCCCTCCGCCGCCGGCCCCGGCGGGGCGATCTTGGAGGCTCACCCCCTCGGAGGTCTCCCGCATGGCTGGCGAGACGATCGTGCTCGGCAAGGACGTTTCCTACACGGGCATCTCGAACGTGCGCGAAGGGACGATCACGACGACCTTCACCGAGATCGACAAGACGGTGAAGGGCGCGACGACCCGGACCATCGTGAAGGGCTGGGCGGAGCAGACGCTCGAGCTCACCTGCGTCGACGTTCCGGGCGTGAACGAAGGATCGGTCGTGACGGTCAGCAACACCGGCGCGAGCGGTCACGCCCTGTCGAGCGTCAAGTTCCTCGTCACGAGCGTCTCCGCCTCGGAGCCGCTCGACGACATCATCACCTACACCGTGTCCGCGACCCGCGGCGTCCAGTAACAGGAGGGACTCGTGGCGATCACTCTCGGCCGCGACGGCGGCACGCCCACCGGGCACAACGGCGCAAGCGGCGTCATCTCGGTCACCTGGACCCGCGAGGCCGAGGCGATCGACATCTCGCACCGCGGGCTGGCGACCGGCTCGGGCATCTCCTACAAGGCGTCAACCGGCGGGTTCATCACGCGCTCCGGGCAGATCGAGTGCCTCGACGCGAAGAGCGTGATGACGAGCCTCGCGTCGGCCGGGACCGGGTTCATCGTCACGAGCGTCGCCGAGAACCAGCCGCTCGACGGCCCGGTGACGTTCACGCTGACCGTCAAGCAGACCTCCTGACGATGGGAGGTCGGCGTGGCGATCTCCCTCGGGCGTGAGGCGGGGCTGACCTGGGACGGCGTGGCCGTGCCCGGCGTCCGCGACGTGACCGTCGACTACCAGACGACCTCGCTCGAGATCCGGCCCTTCGGATCGCGGGCGTCGTTCTCGTTCCAGACCGGCTACGCCGTTTCGCTGGTCGTCGAGACGATCGACGACGCGGCGGCGACTACGGCCGTGGCCGCGGCGATCGCCGGGACGGAGATCGCGGTCGTCGCCGGCGGGCACACGTTCACGGCGATCGTCTCGCGCGTGAGCGACGCCCAGCCGCTCGACGACGTGCGGGCGTGGCAGATCGAGATGCTCAAGACGCAAGGAGGGCTGCGGTGAGGGAGTTCAAGGACAGCGAGGGGCGTCCGTGGCAGGTGGCCCTCACGGTGGCGTCGGCGGGCCGCGTGCGGGATCTCGTGCGCGTGTCGCCGCCGCTGGTCGACGGCGCCGCGGAGGCCGAGCGGGCCTTCGACATCATCGACGCCGCGCGGGTCGCCGAGACGTTCCAGATCCTCCGCACGAACTACGCCGCGGTGGGCGAGTCGCTCTACGCGATCCTCCTGCCGAAGGTGCAGGACCGAGGGCTCTCGAAGGAGCAGTTCCTCGACGGCCTGTCGGGCGAGGCCCTCGACGCCGGGGCGCGGGCGATCGAGGAGGAGATCGTCGATTTTTTCCCGCCGCGCCTCCGCGGAATGGTCGGCGCCCTTCGGCAGAAGATGCTGGAGCTCGCGGAGGCGGTGGTGACGAAGGCGGAGGCGGACGTGAAGGCGATGTCTCTGTCTGGGATGTCATCTGGGCCTGCGCCGGAGTCCTCCGGATCCACCCCGGAGAGTGGACCCTCCGAGAACTGATCGCGGCGCGGGACTCCGCCCTCGAGCAGGACTGGTGGCACACCGCGGCGATGATGTCGCAGTTCTACAACGCACACCGAGGAAAGAACGACCCACAGAAGGGCCCCGAGAAGTTCCACCCGTTCGCGAAGCCGACGCCCGTAAAGGCCCGGCAGGCGACGGAGGAAGACATGCGGATCCTCTTCGGAGGCTAGGACGTGAGCGCATCGGCAGTCCGTGGCGGGCAGGTCTACGTCGAGATCGGCGCGGACCCGAACAAGTTCATCGCGGCCCTTCGTGCGATCAACCAGCGGGTCGCCGACATGGGCGAGACGCTGCGGTCCGCCGGCGTCGGGATGATGGCGATCGGCGCCGCGATCAGCGGGCCGATCCTCGGCCTGGGCGGGGCGTTCGTGGAGCAGACGGGCGAGATGCTCGCGATGCGGGCCGCCCTCAAGGACATCGGTAAGGCGACGGCGGAAGCGGTGGCGCCGGCGTTCGTGGGGCTGGCGAACGTGATCGCCGGGGCGGCTCGGGCGGTGGCGAAGTTCATCCGCGACAACCAGGGCCTCGTCCGCCTGGCGGTCGTCATCGGCGGCTATTTCACGGCGTGGGGCTTCGCAACCTACGCCCTGGGCGTGGCGATGATCTCGCTGTCAAAGGCGATAACCGCCGTCGCGGGACCGATTCAGTCGCTCGCGGTGTTCGCGCTCAAGATCGCAGGCGCGATGATGCTGCTCGCCGGCCCTCTGGTAGCCGCCACGGCGACAATCGCAGCATTCGGGGCCGCCGCCGCTGCGATGGGAGTCGACCTGCAAGGCGTCGCGCGTGCGGTCGTCGGGGCTTTCGCGAACCCGGTGCGCGACCTCAAGACCGTCTTCGGCGATCTCTTGGGGACCGTCAACCTGACGGTCGAGGGCATGTACCGCGCGATCGCCGCCGGAGACCTTCGTGGCGCCGTCGACGTTCTTCTGGCGGGCTGGCAGGCGTCGTGGGCTCGCGGAACGCAGGCCCTCATGGGCGCCGTGGACCCGATGATCGAGGAGATGCAGAACGCCTTCGCCGACTTCGGCGTTCGCTTGGCGATGTGGTGGGATCAGACGTGGGTCGGAATCGCGACGAGCGAGTGGGGCGGGTATCTGCTTGGAGCGATGGACAACGTCATCAACGGCCTCATGGCGTACTGGGACACGCTCACCGGATACCTCCAGAAGGGGTGGACTGAGCTCTGGAGGAGGATGGGCAAGGTCACGGACGAAGCCGCGAAGAGAGAGTTCGCAAGGATCGAGCAGGTGAACGCAGCCAACGCGGCAGAGCGAGATCGCCTTCGCCCAGGCTTCGCGGGCCGAACCGGCCTCACCGAAGAGCAGAAGGCGAAGATGAGGCAGGAGGCTGCCGACCGGCGAAACGCGATGCTTGCCGAGGGCGAGAAGATGCGGCAGGAGCGGCGTGACCGCACGCAGCAGCGAATCAAGGATCGCCAGGACGCCGTCGACGAAGCGAATCGCAAGCTCCGGGAGCAGGTCAACCGATTCCCGGTGCCGCTGCCCGTGAAGATCCCGGGCGAGATGAAGACCTCCGTCGCCGGCACCTTCTCGGGCTTCGCCGTCGATCAGATGGCCGGAGGCGGTCAGAGCATCCAGAAGCAGCAGCTCGAGGCGCTGCTGAAGATCCAGGCTGGCATCGACGAGGCCAACCGGGTCGGCGTCGTCGTCGCATGAGGTGAAACCGTGCCGCTGACATGGGTCGAGGATTCCTCCAGCCGCTCCGCCACGATCTACCGCCTCGGGCGGAAGGACGCGAGCACCCGCACGCGCGTGTTTCACGTCATCGGCACCGCGAGCGAGGACGCGCTCCACGCCGCGGCGAACATCGCGATCTCGACGACCTACCCTTTCTGGACCTACCCCGGCCAGCCGCTCGTCAAACTGCGGGCCGAGTCGTACTCGGTCGAGTACGAGGGCGACACGGCCTGGAAGGTGACGATCAACTACGAGAAGGTCGGGGCCGACGATCCGTCGCAGACGACGCCGTCGAAGCGTGCGCGGGCGTTCGACACCACGGGCGGGACGCAGCACATCACGAACGCGATCCAAGGGGCCGAGCTCGTCGAGACGTTTCCTGGATCTAACGTCTTCGTGGCAGACTCCGGCGAGAGAAAGTACGGAGTCGGCGGACTGAACGACGCGACGGCGATGAACGGCGCGATCAGCGTCGACGACCGCGGCGTGAACGGCGTCGACATCCTCGTCCCCGCGCTCCAGTGGTCGGAGTCCTACGAGGTGCCGTCCAACTACGTCACGAACGCCTACATCCGCAACGTCGCCAACCTGACCGCGACCGTGAACAACGCGACCTTCCGCGGCTTCAAGAAGGGCGAGGTGCTGTTTACTGGCGCATCGGGATCGGCCGAGGACGATCAGCAGAAGGGCAAGGGCCCGTGGTCGCTGACCTACAAGTTCGTCGCGTCTCCAAACTGCGGCACGAACGGCACCAAGCCAGCGCTCTCCTGCGGCGCAATCACCGGCGTCGAAAAGGGCGGGCACGAGTACCTCTGGGTGCGGTACTCGACGAAGGAAGACAACGCAAAGAATCAGCTTGGGCAGGAGCCAATCGCGGTCTACGTCAACCGCGTCTACCACTTCGGCGACTTCTCTCTCCTCGGCATCGGTGTGACATGAGCGAAGCCGGCCGCCCGGGACGCATCACGCCCGGCCCGATCCGCGGGCAGATCTCCGCCCGCGCGTGGAACCGCGCCCAGGACGCGGCCGACATCGTCCTCGGCCAGCAGGACCAGGCCGTCGGCGACGGCCCCCGCGACGCCGAGCCGCCCTACACGCCGATCCTGGTGAAGAACGGCACGACCGGCGTCGTCTCGCGATGGGGAGTGATGAGCGTGGCCGGCGTGGTGTTCACGCCCTCCGGATCCACCGGCGCCGCGACGCGGCAGTTCCAGGACCGGCCGGTCCTCTCGGGCGGGCTGCCGACGGGCGGGAGCGCCTTCGTCGTGGCGGTCGAGCCGATCAAGGCCGGGTCGCTCGGACGGTGTGCCGTGGCCGGCGTGGTGCAGGTCAAGATGGAGATCGTGTCCGCGAGCGACACCTTCGCGACGGCCAAGGACGGCGACCTGACGCAGCTCAAGAGCGGCTCGAGCGGCGAGGCGACGATCCTCTGGAAGGAATCGGGCACCGGGACGAACAAGTGGGCCCTCGTGCGGTTCGGGGCCGTCGGGTCGCCGATCCGCCTCGGCAAGGTCTCGGGCACCTGGTCGAAGGGCGC